GAGATAAGACCGCCGAGGCGCTCTCTGCCACTGAGACCAACACGTCGCTGAAATACGCGGAGCTGGAAGCAAAGCAAATCAAGAATCATCCGCTCCTCCCCGCCGACCGCAGCAACATTCGCGCCGGCCGTACCTATACGATGGCAGATCGCTCGGTTGCTCGCCCGCTGTTCGACGCTAGTGGGAAGCTCACAGGGTTTGAAGAAATCTCGCCGCCGCTGCCAAAGCGCCCTCCGCCACGGTCCGCTGACGCGATCAAGAAAGCGTTGCGTATGACTGGCGTTGACACTCCGGACGACGAAGAGGATTAAACATGCCACGCATCATTTCTCTTGACGAAGCCTACGGAGTGGCGCCAGCTGCGGGAACGCCGGAAGCGGCTGCAAAGCCTACCGGCCGCGTCATCTCACTCGACGAGGCTTACGGCGCAGTCGAACCTACTTCTGTCAGCGGGTTTCTCAAGAACCCTCAGTCGTGGAAGGACATGGCAGGCTACGCAGCCGGGGCGGGTGCCCAGCTCTCCGACATGTTCACAGGGATTGGGAAGAGTCTCCTGGGCGGTGGCGCCTATCTGATTGAGCGTGGGGATACGAAGGGGGCTGCAGTGAAGCAGGCTCCCTTGGCCGCCTACGATGGACGCCTGCCTGTTAAGGGCGACGCCGGCCCGACAAAGCGCTCGGCCGCGAAGGCTCAGACGGTCAAGGATCAATTCCCCGAAGAGCTGGCCGCGCCGTGGAAAAAGATTGCTGACGCGATGGGACCGGAAGCCCAAGCGGCCTACAACGAAAACGGCATTGGCTGGATCATGGGCAAGGTCAGCGAGCTGATCGAACACGGCGGGAAGAAGGCGCAGGCTTCCTGGGGCGTCCCGGCAAGTGATGTGGTAAATGCTGTGGATATGTTCACGGGGGTGCTAGGGGCGAAGGCACTGAAGCCGCAGGCCCAGGCGATGCTTCGGGCGCGGATGGGGGAACTGACCTCGGACGTGAAGGCCGCGAAGGGGAACCGGCCGCTGACACCGGAGGAGCTGGCGCAGGCACAAGTCGGAGCGTGGGAGAAGGGAGGCGGCTATCCTGGCGAACCGATGGGGCCGGCAAAGCCTACCGGAAAGTCTACACCTGTCGTGCCCGAAGCTACAGCGCCAACTGCCGAGGCTTCGCCCGCGGCCCCTGCAACCCTGAGCGAAACTCTCGATCCTTATAAGATCCCCGCTGTCGTGGCTGGGACTGGAGCCGCCGCCTGGGCAATGCAAAACCAGCTCAGCGATGAACAGCTCGCCGGCCTTGGGATCGCAGGTGCGGCCGCGATGGTGAAGCTGCACGGCGTCCCCGAACCTCGCCTGATCGACATGATGAAGGAGGGCGGGCCGAGTCGTGAAGCGGCGGCTGCTCAGATCTACCGCGACAACGTGCCGATGCTGACACGGAGCCTGCAGAAGTACGCGAAGCAGGGCGTGGAGATCGAGGACGTAGTGCAGCGGACTATGGAAAAAGGGATGCGGGCGATTGAGAAGGGGCAGTTCTCAGGCGACTCCGCCATTGGGACCTACCTCTACCGCATTGCGGATAACGAGGCGAAGTCGGGCCTGCGCTACGAGAAGGTTCGGCCGCGGACGGAGTCGCTGGATAATACCGAGACTCCTGGCGGCGGGAAGGGCGATGAGTCCCTGCCCTCCCCGCACGAGAACGTAGCGGATACCTCGCTAACCGGCCGGTCGCCCGAGCAGGTTGCGCTGAACAATGCCCTTGGCGAGCGGATGTCGAAGGCGCTGGACAAGCTGCCGGAGAACTTCCGCCGGCCCTTTGAGCTGAGTGAGCTGGAGGGACTGTCGGACGCGGAGATCGCGGCTCAACTTGGCCAGCCAATCGGGACGGTGAAATCGCAGATCTCGCGGGCGAAGGAACAGCTGCGGCAGGCACTGCGGGAGTACGGGCCGAAGGGAGCGGCGGCTGGTGCGGGGGCGGTGGTCCTCGCCAACATGGACCCGAAGGATCGGGAGGCGCTAGGGCTTGGAATGGCAATGGCGCTGGGGGCGATTAAGGGGAAGGGAGGGATGTGGCATCCGGAGGCTGTGGCTCGGTTGGAGCGCGCCATTCCTTCCGACATCATGGGTCCACGCGATGCGCAGATAGCTGTTGCGGAAACCTGGCGAAAGAAGGCAATTACAGGTTATCTCAACAAACACGCCGGAACTGCAACCGATCCGTTAAAAGATCTTGAACTGCCTGATGGTACGCGGTGGGAAGATGCGACTGATACGGCCTTCTTTGGGCGGAAAGTTGGTGATAGCTTTGATGACGCTGAAATACCAAATGCAAAACCAGGCGAGCAGATCTGGGATATAGATGCAGGCTGGTCTAACATAAATCCTGGAGTAGGCAAGCTCACTTCGTACTTGAAGCATGTAGGAGATTACTTGCTGCAACACGTCGACATGGATAAGCTCCCCCAATACGACCTCGTCCGCGCGGTCAAAGAGACCAAAGCCTGGGACGACCGCTTGGCAAAGGAGGCGGAGAAAGCTCGGGCTAAGGAGAACGATGTAGCTCGCGCCCGGATGGAAACGATGACGAAGGAGATGGAGTGGCCGGACGGGTCGAAGCTGGTCGTGCTGGATAAGCCGGGTGACTTCGCACACGAGAGCACGGTGATGGGGCACTCGGTGCGGGGGTATGAGCCGCACAAGGGAGGAATTGAACGCTACGATGAAGCTGGCGGAGAGTTCCCCGGTGATCCGAAGCCGCATCCTGACTGGATTCCCGAGTCCGAAAAAGGCATGACCGAAGCGCGCTTTGGCTCCGGCCATCCCGACTACGGTCTCGGCGGATGGGAGGCGATCAAGTCGGGCGAGGCACAGGTCCTTTCGCTGCGCGATGCGAAGGGGCAGAGTCATGTGACGATGGAGATTGAGAAGGCGCCTTTCGTAGATGAAGCTACGCGGGCACGGGACTTCAAAGAGCAGGTTCTCAATCATCCGCGTGATTCCATCCTCCAGATTAAAGGCAAGGGCAACGCGCCGGTTGCAGAGCGCTATCAGCAACAGATCGCAGACTTCCTGAACTCGAAGGAGTGGGGAGAGGTACATGATCTGGATAATGCGGGAATATTAGACTATAAAGCAATTGACGCCCGAGATGGGGCTAACCTAGCTCCACGAGAGTTGTGGAAATCCTTGCACGGTAATGTTCGTTTCGTGCCAGAATCTGTACACAGATCTCGTTTAGAAAGTTATTACAACGGCGGGTTTGATGTGCTTGCTAATCAACGCGGCCGTGCCTCTCCCGAGCAGATCTTTACCCTCGCGGCCATTACCGGCGGGGCGAGTCTCAGCGCCTTCCTCAACGAGGACAATCCCCTTAAGGCCTCCATTTACGGTGCCCTCGCCGGCGGCTTCCTTGGCTCCGCGAAGGGGCGAGCGGTCCTCAAGCAAGCGATCAAGAAGCCTGACGCTTTCCTCGGCCTCATCTCCACTCGCCTGGGCAACATCGCGCCGGAGCTGAAGGGTCACATCCGCCTCCACGAGCTGCGGGTTCTTAAGGCCCTGTCCACCACTCACGATCAGGTGACACCGTTCCTGCAAGCCCTTAAGAAACAGTCGGAAGGAACGCAAACTCTCATCGCCCGCGATCTGCTCAACGGGCGGCTGGACACGCTGAACAAGATCCCCGAGCTGGCCAAAACCTATCCGGCGGTGAAGGCGACCCTCAAGGCGATCGAAGGGCAGCTGGTTGCGCTCGGCCGCTTTGGTGAGGGGGTGGGCGAATACTTCCCGCGGATCATTAAGGACTACGAGGGACTAAAGGCCGCCTTGTCGCAGCCTGTGCGCGAGGGATTAGAGGCAGTGCTGGCGGACGCCGAGGCAGCGATGACGCGGAAGAAGCAGCGATCCCTGACCGAGGTGGAACGGAGTGTGATCGCTAACCGCTACCTGTTCGCGGACGGTCCTGGCTCCTTCCAGCCCGGCTACGCGCACGCCCGGAAGATTCGGGAAGTGACGGAGAAGCTCCAGCCGTTCTACGAGAAGCCCGCCGAGTCCCTCCTCCGCTACGTCTCCGGCGCGATTACTGACGTGGAGACCGCCCGCTTCTTCGGCCGCGATCTCAAGGTTACTGCGAAGGGGGAGAAGAAGTTCACCAACCTGGACGAGTCAATCGGGAACCTGACCGCGCGGTTGATCGAGCAGAAGAAGATCACCCCGAAGCAGGCGATGGAAGTGCGGGACATCTTGCGCGCCCGGTTCGGTCCGGGGGATAAGTCGATGAGCCCCACGCTCGGGATGGTGCGGGATCTGACCAACGCCGGCCTTCTCGGCAACGTCGTCTCGGCGGCCACGCAGATCGGCGACTCCTTCCTCTCCGTTTACCACTTCGGGTTGGTCCCGACGCTGCAGGCTCTGACGGAGAAGCTGATCGGACGGGAGAAGGTGACGCCGAAAGAACTCGGGATGGTTAACCACCTTGCGGAAGAACTCTCGGGCGGGCGCATCGCGGGAAGGGTGTTGCAGAATGCCCTCAAGTATTCCGGCTTCTCCGCGATCGACCTGTTCGCGAAGGGTCTTGGCATCAACGCCGCCTTGATCAAAGCGCAGCGCATGGCGCGGACCCCCGGCGGGCGGGCTAAGCTGGCTGAGCGTTACGGCTACGCCTTCGAGAACGACCTGCCGCAGTTGATCCAGGATCTGGCTACGCGGGCAGACACGCCGCGGACTCAGCGACTCGCCTTCGAGGCCTTGTCCGACATCCAGCCAGTCTCGCGGGCCGAGTTGCCGCAGGCGTACCTCGAGCATCCCAACGGCAGGCTGCTGTACCAGCTCAAGACCTACATGCTGAAGCAAGCGGATGTGGTTCGCCGCGATGCTTACGACAACATTGCCAAGGGCACGCCAGCAGGGATTGCGCGCGGCATTAAGAACCTCGGTGCCCTTGCCACCGTCTACGCTGTCGCCAATGTGCCAGGAGACGTGATCAAAGACTGGCTGTCCGGCCGCGAGTCCGATCCCCTCTCCACGCCTAAGCTGGTCGAGAACGTCTTTCAAACCTTCGGCCTTAACCGTTACGCGACGGAACGCCTCGGGCAAGGGAAGGTCGTGGACACACTCATCGGCGCGGCCACTCCGCCACTCAAGGTCCTGGAAGACATTGCCGCCGGGCGCGACAAAGCGATCTCCTACATCCCCGGCGCTGGGCGCATCATCTACGATCGCTACTTTGACGGAAACGTGAAGCGGGAAATCTCGGAGAAGCGTAGCGCCAACAAGGGTCTGCCGAAGGGGGAGGGCCAGCAGTTGTCTGACGAAGCTAAGGCGTATCTCGAGCGGCTGAAAGAAGAGCGGAAGCTAAAGGCTGAAAGCCGATGATCCGCGCGAATTACCACGGCATAATTGGAGCGAATTATGGGACGCGCTGACTACTACAAGCTAGGCGATTACAACGCGGTCTGCTATGAATGCGGGCGGAAGTTCAAGGCTTCGACTCTCAAGCTCCACTGGCAAGGTTATTATGTCTGTCCACAGCACTGGGAGCCGCGACAGCCTCAGGACTTTGTCCGGGGGCAGGCGGACACGCAGACGCCGCCGTGGGCTCAGCCGGTACCTGCGGACGTATTCACTACCGCTTGCTACCCCAATGACACCACAGCAATTCCCAATTACGCCATTCCTGGCTGCGTAATGCCCGGTTACATCAACCCCATTTCTGACTTCGCTTAAGGAACTCTCATGCCATTGCAGAATTTCGTTGACAATTCGCTGCCGACAATCAAGGCGGCGTGGCTTAACGCCCTTGACTCTTTCTACACTACGCTGTTTGCAGAGGCGACGACGCCGGCGGCTGCTCGTGCGGCCCTTGGCTCTACCGTCGTAGGCGATGCTGTGTTCACGGCGGCTACGGAAGCGGCGGGTCGAGCCGCCCTCGGCATAGTTGACGTGACGGTGGTCAATTACTTGGTTGACACGATCGCTGATCTTAAGGCGATTGTAAAGGAGCCGGGAGCAGGCGCGCGAACACTGGGATACTACGCCGCCGGCGATGGAGGCACCTCTTTCTACCGCTATGATGCGAGTGACACTACCAGTACGGACAATGGCGGTTCGGTCATTGTCGCTACGGATGGCGGACGCTGGAAGCTGACGCAGATTGAGCCTCAGTCATTCAAGCAGTGGGGCGCCAAGGGCGATGGGGTGACGGATGATACTGCGCGAATTCAAGCGGCAATTGACAGCATCGCTTCTCCTGGCGGCGCGTTGTGGGCTGATGCCGCCAGTACTTTCAAAATCACTACTACGCTGTCGTGGGGCAACGGATGCAGCATTTCGGGCTTTGGCACTGATACGATTATCAAAGGCGCCTCTCTTACCGTTCCGTTTTTTCAATCGAAAGGTGCCAGTGTCAGCCGACGGTATCGTTTGCAACTGAAAAACCTAGCGATTGATAATACGTCAAGTGCAGCCGCTGGAGCAATCGGGTGCGACTTGCGTAACGCAACGGAGTGCCTCATTGACAGCGTGGCTTTCAGCAACATCGAAACAGGTATTCAGTTGTACGCTGATCCTGGTCTGGGTTGTTACTACAACACAATCGTTCGTTGCACTTTCACCACCGGCGTCAACGCAATCTACTTTAGCACGCTGGCAAACGAAAACTGGATTACGAATTGCCGCTCCAACGGCTTTACGTATCCGATCATTGTCAGCGACGGTTCTCACAACCGGCTTACTGATTTGTCATTGGAGGTTTTTACTACAGGCATTACCGTATCGGGGCCTGCTTACGATACGCAGATCATCAGTCCGCGGCTGGAAAACGCGCCGACAAGTGGAACAGGTATTACGATTACAGGTGCCGCGGTTCGAACTGCTATCGTTAACCCTCAATACACAAGTCTGTCTACCAACTTTTCCGACACGGCCGGCATCGGCACTACGATCAACGGACGCCAGCGTGTTACAGCGGCTCTTACCTTTGCGAGCTTGGCAGCCAACGCTACCGTTGACAAGGCCGTAACGATTAGCGGAGCGACTACTACGGACAGTGTGCAAGTTACGCCACCTTCCACTATTGCCAGTGGGCTTGCTTGCATTGGGATACCTAGTACTGGGCAAGTCTATGTACGCGTTATCAACGTAACTACGGGAGCCATTACGCCTGCAAATGCTACGTATACCGTAGACATCTGGCGCAAAGAGTGAGCCGACGCCATGAACTTGCTTTACGCCCTCATCATCTCCCTGTACCTGGCCGCGCCTGCGCTTGCCCAAGAGACGGCGGTGCATAAGAGCCCCCTTTCTTACTCGCTGCGCGAATACGGCGTGATCTTGCTGATCGCCATGGTCGGTGGCTTAGTCCGTTGGTTCACAGCCGTGCGTAAGGGGAAGGTTGCCGCCTACAGCATCCGTGTGCTTGTGGGCGAACTGTGTACAAGCGCCTTCATGGGCATCCTGACGTTCTGGGTGTGCGAGGCCATGGATGTGCAGTCGCTGCTGACCTACGCGATGGCGGGCATGGCGGGGCATGCTGGTGTCGCCGGATTGCTATGGGCAGAGCGGATTATGAAGCGATTCTTTGAGCGCAAGTATGGCGTAGAGCCTACCGACCGCGCACCGTTAGGCGACAAATGAACTGGCTGCGCCGCCTGCGTGAATGGTGGCGTGAATTGATCGAGGCGTGGCGGGATCTGCTGGACGTGTGGGATGACGACTTCCCGGATTCTGCGCCACCGATACCGGAGGGGTTCGCGCCGTCAACGACTCAGCCAATACGTGATCCGGGCGCGCTGGACACACTACCTGGGAAACTGGAATGATCGTCAACCCTATCCCCGATATTCTCGACCCGGCGCTGAAGCTGCTGCCGTCCATGGGCTCAGTGCGGGCGCGCATGATGCTGCTGGCGATCGGCCTGCAAGAGAGCCGGTTCGAGCACCGGCGGCAGATCGGCAATGGTCCGGCCCGCGGATTCTGGCAGTTCGAATCTGGCGGCGGTGTGCGCGGTGTCCTGCAGCACAAGGCCAGCATCTACGACGCGGTGAGGGTCTGCCACCAGCGCGGCGTCGGATCCAGCACGCGCGAGGTCTACGAGCGATTGGAGCACGACGACATCCTGGCATGCTGCTTCGCCCGGCTGCTGCTGCTGACCGACCCCAAGCCGCTGCCGATGGTCGGCGATGTCGATGCGTCGTGGGCCTACTACTTGCGCAACTGGCGGCCAGGCAAGCCGCATCCTGAGACCTGGGGCGATATGTACGAGCGGGCGGCGGACTTGCTGGGCTCTCCGTGAGCATCGCCGCAAAGCTGGTCCTGCTGCTGGCCTGCCTGGTGGCCGGGTTCGGCGCTGGGGTGAAGTGGCACGCCGGGATCGATGCGCAGAAGGAAGTGGCCAGGCTGGAACTGGAGCGCAAGGGCGCAGAGCAAACCCGGGCGGCAGAGCGCCGTCAATCCGTCGATGTCATAGGAGCGATCAACGATGCCAAGAAGCGCGAACAACTTGCCCGGGCTGCTGCTGCTGGCGCTCGCACTGAGCGCGACGGGCTGCGCGACGACCTCGCCGCCGCCCAGCGTGATCTGCCCAGTGCCGCCCCCGCCGCCTGCATTGAGCGAGCCGCCGCCCTCAGTGCCGTATTCGAGCAGTGTGCAGGACGCCTTGAAGAACTGGCGGGGAAGGCTGACCGGCACGCCTCGGACGCCTTGACGCTTGAGCAGGCATGGCCGACGCCATCGCAGCCCTGAAAGCCATGCGCGACCGGTACAAGGCGCAGGGCAAGATGGTACAGGCCCGAACGGTGGAGCACTGCATTCAGGCGATCATGCGCCTCGGATAGCGGCGGCACACTCATGGCGGTTGTCGTGCTTCCAGTTTCCGTTCGCGTGTTTTTCCTCGCACACCTTCGCCGCTCTCTCTGTGGCGGCTTGCCAAGTCGTCCACAATAAGCGATCAACCATGCTGTCGTCGGTCGGCTTGTACTTCGGATTTTGCGACTTCATCCACGCTTCAAACGCTTTACGCATCATTCCCCCTGTCATTTCATCTTTGCCCGCTTTTCGATCATGTAGAGGAATCCTTGCGCCCGGCACAGAGACTCCCACTTCTCCCGCTCCATCGCAACAGCAGCAGCAGCATAGGCGCTAGCCTCGTTCCATGCTTCATCAGCGGCGGGCCAGCGGTCGGGCAACTTGGAGTCAAAATGGTGCCGCCTATCACTGGCGCACTCGTCAACTATAGCATCGCGCAGCCAATCGGGTTGCTGTTTCATCATCCTTCCTTTCTATCGGGTGTGGTCAGACGGCGTCCCACCATTTGCGCTCCAGCTTCTCAGCATCGGTCCGTCCGAGCCAAAGCTGGAGCCTTTCGCGCCATGTAAGCCAGTGCAGCCGACCATCGCGCAGGAACAGTAACGGCCCGTCGATGTGGTTTGTCTGGATGTGTGGGCGGCTTGCTGGATCGTATTGAACTGCCATGTCATTTCCTGTCTATCGGGTGTGGTCAGGCGGGCGGCGTCAGTACAGACCTTCGCTGTAGAGCTTCGGCCCATCCAGACCTTCTCCGCATGCGTCCGGGTACAGAATCTGCCCTGCGGCAGCTGCTACCTTGTAGGCTTCTTCTCTGCTCAGAAAATGGCCTCGCTGGTCAATGAAGCCCTGATCGCGGTCAAGCCGATGCTTGAACTTCTCGCCATCACGCCGAGCCTCAATCTGGCTGTGCATGTCGCGGCTGTAGTGCCGAAGCCCTATCAGCAAGTCGCCATCTGGCGCTCGGATTGCGGCGCAAATCACTCGCTGAGGCGCAAATACTCGGGGGTCTGCTGGAACTGCCATGTCATTTCCTGTCTAAGGTGTTACCGCAGGGCGGCGGGCGTTGGCTTCCAGCAGCGCAGCTATTGCAATTAGTCTCCAGTACTCCCCTTCAACACTTCTGAGTGTCCCGTTTCGGTACTGTTCGGCAAAGGCGCGCAGCCATTCGCTGTCGGAATCCTTCGGTTGAGGCACTGGGGTTTCATCTGACATACTAGTTCTCCTTCTCGGTAAAGTTTACGCCGCCGCTGTACGCTGCGAGGGGTGACTCCCAGGCGGTCGGAAATCATCTCACTGCTGACGGAGGCGAAGTGCCCCCAGAACCAAGCCTCGCAGCAGTAACCAAGGCCTTGGGTTATCAGCTCATTGCTGAGTGATACGCGCGGATTATTGTGGGATAATTCGCTCATAGTATTGTGTCAGGTGTAATGGGGGCGGGTGCCGCCGGTGTCGGGGGAGGAGGTGGCGTTCCTGGCTTGTAGTCTCCTGAGGCTAGCATCATACCCGCAGTCGTGTTGATGATCTGCACTTGTCCCGAGCGGATTGCGCCGTCGAGGATGCCTTCGAAGTCGCGGAAGTCGGGAAAGTAGATGTGGATCATCCGATAGGCTTCGGGGTAGGAGATGATCCCCTTCCGCTTGATAAAGTCGATGAAGCGTTCGGCCTGCATGGAGTCTTCCGTCCGCCCGATGCGAGAGAAGACCTTGTTCATATCCTTCTCAATGTCAAGGAGCATGACATTGGCGAGCTGGAGGTCCTCGAGAGTGATGATAAGGGAGTTACCGCGAGAGGCGGACAGGACCATCGCGAGCTTGTGGAGGTGCGTTTGCTTGCGGGCGGCGTATCCTTCCAGCATCTGATCATCCATGCGGGAGATGGCGTCTTTCCAGAACGCCTCGTACCAGCTGCGTCCCCAGTCCCGCGCCTCGGGGGTGATGGTGTAGGGGCCGCACATCATGCTGATCTGCTCGAGGTCCTGGATAAGCATGAGGCGCTGGTCGGCGTCTGTGTCTCCTACGTGCTCGTCTACGTAGGCGATGTACTTCTCCTTCGTGTTGCCGTAGACGAAGATGCAGCGGGAGGAAAGGCCGCCGCCGATCATTGCTTGCGGCATGTTGTCAGCGATCCAGTGAGGCGTCGTGCCCGCCTGCATGTTGATCCAAGGCGCCTCGATGATGTCGTTACCACTCATCTTGGTGACCTTTTCATAGCTTTTCTTCCCGTCCCACAGCTCGATCAGGAGGTTAATCATGTCGCGATCTTGGAGGTTGAGGAGGGAACCGAGTTCGCTGGCCGCCAGGGTGAGGGGTGACATTGGATGCCACTCTTCCTTGTACTCGAAGGCTTCACTGGCGCTGGCGAAGGCGGTTACGAGCGCCTGCCAGGTCACGGCGTTAGGGCCGAACTTAATGCCGGGCACTTGCTTAAGCAGGTCCATTGAGATGTCGATCGTGGTGGACTTGGTAACGACACCGGGCGGCCCTACGTAGATGACGTAGAAGGATGGATACCACTGGAAGCGCTTCATATCGAGCCAGACTCGGCGGCGAAGGGCTCCCGCGACAGCTCCCACGCCGGCCCAGAAGTGCATCCTTTTCGGCGCCTCGGTGACGGAGGCGTAGGAAAGGTAAGCGCTGATCCAGTCTGGGAAGTGGCGGCTCACACGCAGTCCCCCCACGATTCCCGACTCGTCTTGATACCAGTGGGGATGATCAGCGGATCTTCGTAGGGAATAACAATGCGCGAAGTCTCCTGCATCTTCGGCAGCAGCGTCGCTTCTCGATGCGTCGGGAACTGGCCGGCGAGGGAGTCGTGTACCTGCAGGAGCACCTGCACTTCCGGCAACTCGTCGTAGAACCGTTGCCAGATCTTGTTGATCAGAATACCCACGGTGGATTGAGGCACCCAGGCACAGGCCTCGGGAAGGAGCTGTTCGAGGCGATCAAAGATATACCAACGATACCCCCACTTATTCTCCACGTAGCGGTACTTCTTAATCTGCGCCTCCGTCCGCTTGTGCCAGTCGAGAATCCCTGGGTGCTCTTCAAACCACTTCTTCTGCGCCTTGTCGATCTCATGGACGGAGCGCCCGGTGTGAGCCGCGACGGTCCGTGCGCCGCCTACGTAATTCGTAGCGTGGCAGAAGACCTTAGCGAACTCCCGCTTGTGCTTCCTAGGTCCACGATGATCGGGGTACTTTGGATGTGTTTCCACAAGCTCTTCCAGCGGGGGAGGTTCTGCGCCGTCCAGAGAATAGACGTTAAGAAGGTGAATGTCAGCACCAAGATGCAAAGCAGTCTTAAGCATCTTGTCATCAGACTCCCAGACGACGACTTGCAGATCAGCGCGGTCGAGGTCCATGTCGAAGAAGGTGTGGCCGGGATCTGGGACGTACATGCTGCGTATATTTGGGAGGCGAAAGTCCATGCTCCCACGGGCAGCTGCTTTGCCCGAGCTTTTGCTCTTCTCACTCGGGATCGTTTGAAGATTCCCGCCCGAGCCAAAGGCGTTCTTGCTGGACGAAAGGCGGTATGAATAGGGTGCGGACTTGCCACCGGCATCTCCTGCTATGTTAAAGGAACAGCGCATCCGCTCGTCTTGGTCCAGCGGCATCATAACGAAGTCGCCGAGGAATTTGTTGAGCGTGCGAATGTCTGCGATTGCGTTGCAGATTGGTTTGAGCAGTACCTCGCGGGCGGCGATCTTAGCAAGAGCTTCATCATCGCAAGTCGGTCGTACCTGCATCCGCCCGGCTACCACGACGCGTTTGAGAATCGGCTGCTGCCCCAAATCTTCGTAGAAGAGGGCCTGCATCTGCTTCGGCGAGGCGGGGTTGATGGAGTGGCCGAGGAGCTGGTAGAGGAAAGCTTCGCGGGCGGATAGTTCTTCTTGAATCGCCATCGCCATCTGCGCCCGGCGTTCGGAGGATACCTTGACTCCCTGCAGCATCGCGCGGAGGACGGGCCAGAACATACGCTGCTGGCACCGCTCGACTTCAGTAAGCCCCATGACCTGGACTACCTCGGCCAGGTTCTCCCCGACCTCGCGAGTGTAGACGCAGTCTTGCAGGTTGTACCGCCAGCGCTGATCCTCCGGCACGTTCGAGGCGATCTTCCCCTCGTCCTTCCAGTAGACGTACCAGTCAGCGTACATGGAGGCGATGAAGGAGAGGCCCTTAGGGAGGGCGGCGAAGACGGAATGCTGGCTGATCATCGTATCCTGGCCGTGATTGGGGACGAAACCCCAGTGACGGTGGGTGTACTGCGCGTCGTAGAGACCGTTCTGCCAGCGATTCAGAACACGCTTGTGAGTGAGGAGCTTCCAGAGAAGGTAGACGATAAGCCCCTCTTCATCCGCCGACCAGTAGCCTTGCGGCTTCCCCGCCCCTACAAAGGGGATGCAGATGCCCTCAAGCTTCGACCAGGAGATGCCAATGCAGTCGATGTGCCCATAGCGCGTTTCGATGTCGAAGTCCAGCCAGAGGCGCTCCGCGTCCGGGAGGGCTTCGGCCTGCGCGATCAGGCGGTTGAGGGTGGAGATGGTTTCGGAGAAGCCGGGGCGGACGTAGAACTGCCAGTCAGGCTTGTTGTCGTAGACCCGCGAAGTCATGTGGCGCTTCACCCGGCGGAGGTCGGAAAGGACTACCGCCCGCTGAGACCACTCGCGGATAACCGCTGCGGGATGGAGTGTCGGGATGACCTTTGGACCATCCGGGATTTGGAGAAGCGATCCTCGCCACTTCAACACTCCCCAGTTACCCGTCAGGGCCCACATTGCGAAGTTGCCAAAGGCTATGATGATGTTCGGCTGAACCATCTCGATCTCAGCCAGCAGCTCCGTGTAGCCCTCGTGGACGGGAGCTAGGCAGTAACGGTCGCGGAGGAGCGTGTGTTGGGCAGTGATGTCTTTCTTCTTCTCCGCGATTACTGAGTCCAGGCGGCCCTCGGGCGGCCGCGTCTTCAGGACGTTGGTAACATAGCACTCCGACCGCATGATCCCGGCCTCGTGCAGCATTCGATTGAGTTCCTGGCCAGCTCCGCCCTGGAAGGGAAGGCCTACGCGCATGTCCTCTTCGGAGGGTGCCTCGCCGACCAGCATGATTCGTGAGGGGATAGGCCCCTCGCCCCGGACGCGCGGCACGGTCAGAGCCCCATTGCAAGATCAAGCTCATTCTGAGTCTTGAGAGACTCAACCCGCTTCACCGCGATACCGTAGCTGCCTTGGTCCAGCTCGATGCCAGTGGCGCGGACTTTGAGTTCGTGGGCCGCCGGGAAGATCGGGCCGCTGCCGCAGAAGGGATCGAGGACCAGCTGGCCGGGAAGGCAGGAGCGGGAGAGCAGCTCGCGGTAGAGGGCGACAGGCTTCTGCGCTGCGTGTCCGAGGTTCGTGTCAGCGGGGAAGTCCAGCACATCTCCCGCCATCTTGAGAGTAGGCCGTTTGCCCTTGATCGCGTAGAGGAGTGTTTCATACTTCCGCTGCGGCCCGAGTTCCGGCCAGGGTGCGCGGGAACCGTGGCGCTTGTACCAGATAAGGGGGGTGCGGAACACCTGCCAGCCGGCGGTCTCGAACAGTGCCTTGAGATCGGGGAAGCGGTCGATGTCGCAAAAGGCGTAGAGATGCGCCTGCGGCTTTGTGATGCGGAATCCCTGGACGGCGAGGGCAGCGTAGCAACTGATCGCGGTATCCCAGTCGTCCGTGTAGGCATGAGCACCGGCGGCGATACCGCCAGAGTCTCCGAACTCGTCTGCTCCCATGCCGTAGGGCGGGTCGGTGAGAATGCAGTCGAACTGAGAAGCTTCACACTGCGACATCCACTCGATGCTGTTCGTGTTGTAGGCGTTGTGCATCTCGGCGGTGAAGGTTGCGCCTACGCGGACACCGACTGCGCGATTGCGCTCCGTCGTCTCCTGCTTCTTCAGGACCTTGAAAGCTTCCTGGACAGTCTTCGCGGCTTTGACTTCCGGGTTGTCGAGATGCTTAGCGACGATCAGCTCGCGGCGAAGGTCGGCTTGATAGCCGCCGAGTGCGCCGTCGGAGAGCTTGGCAGTCGCTTCCGGGTTGAGTTCGCGGGCGATGTCTGCGACGGAGGGGGCGGGGCCACCGGCGGCCTCGGCTTGTCGTGCGCGAAGATCTGCAAGGCGGGCGTGGGCGGCAGCGCGTTCTTGCCAGGAGAGGTCAACCCGGTGGATGTTCTCTTCGAGCTCCGCTTCCTCCAGCGCCAGTGGGTCTAGGTCGTGGAGGAGCGTGTAGGGGATGCAGCCGATCGGGACGAGGGCTCCGTCATGGCGGATCTGGGTGCCGAGAAGTGCGAGGTCGGTGACTGCGCGGAGGCGACGCTCGCCCGCGACGAGGACAAGCTTAGGCACTTCGCCGGGGACTGGATCTGCCCAGCGGACAACGATCGGGTGGAATAGGCCGCGCTTCTCAATCCCGTCAGCGAATTCGTGGAGCTTCGCGGGATCGAATTCTTTGCGCTGGCGGTTCGGGAGCGTAATGATTTTGTCGAGTGGGTAGGTTTTCACGGGCAGTCCTCAGAGAAAGAAGGGAAGGGGGAAGGATCACTCCCTCCCCCCGTCAGCTAGGAGCTGGCTCAGCTCGGGAAGATGCCGGCGATGCGTTCCTGCACCGCACCGTCGTACAGCTCGTGGGTCAGCTTGAGCTTGATCACCCGGCCTTGCAGCATGCGCCAGGCGAACGGTTCACCCGGCTTGTTCATGTCGCAAGCATCGCGGTAAACGCGCTGCGCCCGATTCTTGCCCTTGGAATTGTCCATCGCACCTTGCGGGGTGAGGTCCAGGAATGCCCGGTCGGTGATGGTCAGCTCGGGCGGGATGCCCAGGCCTTGGACTTCCGACGGCACCTGCACGCGGAGGGGGACGATCATGGAGACCCAGGCTTGGCCGGCACGATCACCCTTCTCGATGACGCCGGAGGCAGTCTTGATTTCCCCGATCACGGCGGAGTAAAGGCCGTCTTCCGAGGCCGGGTTCTCGACAGGGAGGGGCGGACGCTTCTCGTTGACTTCGGTGGTCTGTGCGTCCAGGAAAACATTGGGATCAAAGGGAGAGATCATGATGAGTCCTTACTTGAGGGGTTTGAGGGAGGAGGGAGCGGGAATCTTGGCAGCGGCTTCACTTGCTGCGGACACCTGGTAGGGCATCCACGTGCAGTAGGGGCCTTCCTGCGGCAAGGGTGCGTCGGGGAGATACAACGTGATCCAGCGATCATCGAAGGGAGTACCGTCTGCACGGAAGCCGCCGACCGTAATCTGCTCGTTCGGGTGAACGTAAGCGATGAGGGCCGGCCAGGGTTGGCCGTCGCCGTGATTGGCTGGATAGTACCAGACCACGCGGCCTATGGAGGGTTTCATAAAAGTTCCTTTTTAGAGTTGAGGAAATTGGCAGGATTAAACGCTCCTGCCGACGGCGTTTAAAAGGGAATGTCGTCCTCGTCGCCAGCGAAGGGGGCGGGCGGCCGAGGGCGGAAACCGGGTTCTGGCGCCGGCTTTGCCCGTTCCTTCGGGTGGTAGCAGCTCAAGAACACCTCGCCGCCCTTACCGATTGGCAGGCCGGCGGGATTGAACCACGCCTCCAGGACGATGGTAAATCCAGGGCCTTTGGAAGCGTCGTTGTCGGACTGCTTGAGCAGTGCCCCGACTGTGCGATACTTCTTCTTGCCCTCATTGCCGAAGGGGATGGCGGCTACGATGTCCGCGATCTTGGTAGTGCTCATAGGTATACCGTCTCGCGGCCCGTGATCTTGACTTGGGTTCCGGTGCTTGTATAGCTGCCAGGCGGCTCTCCCGGAGGGTTACGGCCGTCGATGTGGTTTGTCTGGAGAAACAGAGTTGTTGCTTCACCCACTCCAGCGTCTGTGCCTGCGTCTTCCCCGCCGGAACTGGAATGCGGACCTGAAGGATCAGGGTGGTGTGCTGACGGCGGCTCATACCCCTGCCCTCTTCTTCCACTTGTCGAAGATCAGTGCGAAGTTCGGTTCGATCTTGGACTTGATCCCCAAGCTCCGCGTCTTCGTATCTACCCCATAGGCGGCGGTGTCCCAATAGAACTTGTCCGCTTCCCGCGTGGTGTAGATCATCTCGGAGAACAGGGTGGGGATCTCAGAGGCCAGGGCCTTCCCGATCGCCTTGATCATGATCTTCGTCTGCTGTGTCACGCCGTCAGTCTCGCGATCCACGTGCGCTGTCATGACGAAAGGGCAGGGACAACCTTGAGTGACGAGGCGGAGAAAGTTCATCAGGTTGTTCTGTGCCACGCCGTAGTCGCCGGGGCTGGCCATCGGGCGGCTGCCGATCTGCATCTTCATCGCAGCGTTCGCGGTCTCGGTCAGTGAGTCCATTGCGAAGATGCGGTTGAGGGGGAATTCCTCGAGCCCGCCCAGCTTCTTCCCTGTCCGATCATCCGTGAAGTCAGAGCAGCTGCCGAGGATTTTCCAGAAGGCGTTGTTCTCCCCGCTGCGGTTGGTATCGACTGACTTGGCGAGGGCTTCGTAGGACAACTTCCCCACGTTCTCGGCGGCGAGGCGGAGGTTCTTGAGCGAGATTGGCTTGGTCCGCTGCTGGTGCCAGTAGACGCAGGCCGGCGGCTCGCGATCCTGATCTCGGAAGTAACCGAGGAAGGATTCCAGCCCTTGCTCGGTGAAGAGGATGGCGAGTTCGAACTTGTTCTTGTCGCACCAGTCGGCGAGGGTGCCAAGCGAGTAGGTCTTGCCCGTCCCGCCTAGTCCCATGATGCAGACCTTGGGGCCAAGTAGTTGCTGAATGTCTCCGGTGATCTCGCCGGTTTCGGGGTCTGTCATGAATGCTCCTTTAGGAGTTGGTTGAAAATCTTGGATAGGCAGGCGGGGCAGAGTTCACTCCGCGAACGCCACCTGTCAGGAGGGATCGGTTGGTAAAGGAAGTGGTAGGTGTAGACTTCCCTTCGCCAAACCTCCCCACACTCGGGGCAGAGGACAGCGATGTGCGGCCAGTAAGCGGACCGGCCACCTTCGTACCCGCAGCAGTAGACCTCGGAGGAGGATACGAGCTGGTTGCCTTCGAATATGGAGAGGGTTGCATTGCCGTCAGCCTTCGTCGTAGTCTGGCTCATCATCGCGGCGAGAAGGGCCGCCGGACAGCTGCCAGCTCTCGTAGAGGAAGGAGGAGAGATCGAGCTTGTCGAGCTCGAGGAGGATGCGATCCCTTATGTAGTCGGAGAAAGCTTCTTCGCCGTCCACTTGCAGGATCTTAACCGTATCCACTTCCGACTCAGACTCGTCCGGGTAGCAGTCCTCGGGCGGCCCCCAGGTCTTCCCCGGTTGGTAGGTGCAAGTGCCGCTGATCTCGTACCAGACATCGTACTCCTCGTCATCGAGGGTGACGGTAGCGCCGCGCTCGCAGGTGTGGTTAGCCATTTTCCACCTCCTCCAGCACAGTCTCCACGCGCGTCACTGGGTCCCACTTCCGACGCTCGAATTGCTGCCGCAAGAGGATCTCGGGACGCTGCATCTGGCACACGCCCTTGAACGGGCAGCCGCCGTACTCCGCGCACGCATGGTCCAGGTTGTAATCCCAGACGCCGGACTCCCAGCACTGAATCATGCGTTGGATGTCGCGGAGGACCTGTTCGTGCCAGCGGTCGATCTGCCAGGCCGGACGATAGGTGATCGCTTCGAGGGTGTCGTACTTCGACTTCAAGATCGACACGCCGCGGACGAGGAAGCCGTCGAGCTTAATCCCCGCCTGCTTCGCGCCCCAGACATACGCAGTGAACTGGGAACGGAGGTCCCACTGCCGCGGCCAGCTGGCGCCGAGCTGCGAGGTTGTCTTGTCGTCCTCTCCCAGCGCCATGTTCTCGTAGTTCACCAGCATGTCGAACCGGCCTGAGTAGAGGAGGGGGTCGCCGGTCTCAGGATGGTTGATGCCGAGGGGCTCGAGGAAGGAAAACTCAATCCCCCGCTTGCCGCCGGGAAGGGTCATGGGGATCGCTTTATCCTGTCCCAGGGGGTAGCGATCGAAGTAGAACTCAAGGGCACCGGCCATGCGTTCCAGGGACTTCGGCGAGTCGGGCGGACACTCGAACTCTCCATAGTGCTGGATCAACGCACCGAGGCCGGCGGCGATTGAGCTTTCCGGCGACATGCCTTTGACGAAGTGGGCATCGCGCCCCACCTCGAGGCCGCGAGCGAAGGCGGCACCTGCGTGGAGGTGGACGGACGGATCGCGGGGCTTCCAGTGCTCCACGAATTCCTTGTAAGCCTTCTGCGGGCAGGAGCGAAAGGCGGCGATGAGGGAGCTGTCGATGACAGCGGGGAAGGGAGGGCGGGTCATTTCGGGGCCTTTGCGATGTAGTCCAGGGCGGCTTGATTAAACCAGCCGGAGAGGATGGGGAAGACGTAGACGTTGCGGCGGACGAAGTGCTTGTCTTGGTTGAAGGAGAAGGAGAAGGTTTTCTCACTCTTGCGGAGGGGACGCTGCGGCTGCCACGGCCCGGAGGCATTGACGATGTAGTTTGTGCCGAGCTGAAAGAGATCCGCCGGCTTCCACTCGCCCGTGTCGGAGTTGAAAAGGGTCACGCCGGTGATCAGGCACTCAGCGCCGTACTCAGAGCGTTCGTCTTCAGAAAGGTATGTCATCTTCGTCTCCAGGAACGCGAACAGGGGCCTCGTTAGTGATGGCGAGGAGCCGCTCGATGCGTTCATCATACTGGGCAGCTTTCTGTGCCGCGGCCTCGTAGGTTTTACGCTTCTCCTCCCGCAGTGCTTGGACGAGACTCGCCGTGATGTGCTCTGCCGTTGGCATCTCCACGTCCAGCTCTAACGTATAGGGAGCGATTACGACATGAGAGTCGCTGTCTTTTCCAGGACCTGGCGCGAAGTCGAAATCGTTTATCACCCGCCTCGGGTCTCCGTAGTGCCAGCCATAGACATGGCCTTCCACTTTGATCTTCATAACGAACCTCCAAATGTGCGCCGGAAAAGCCGCCGGCAGCTACGGCTGATTACTTACGCAACTTCGATAAGTCGTCTTGCACGTCATCGAGCTGCTTATTGATTTCTTCGCATAAGGCTTCGCACAAGGCCCGTATTTGATCAGATGGAATTTCTCTAGGCGTCTGTCTACGCGCAAGCTTGATACGCTTATAGTTTTCCTGCGCAAGTACCATAACGCGTTCAGGGTAGATCATAGCCCGTCCAGTTCGTTGAGCAGATCGTCCGCGCTCGGGATGACCTTGGCGGCAGTCTTGCGCTTGACAACGGCGGAGGCGCTAGCGGCGGCGACTCGACCCTGGCGGAGAGCCACCACGGCGGCTTTCATCTCGTCTAGGGAAAGCGTACCATCCTGCTGCTTCTTCCGCCACTCGGCCAGCTTCATCTGCAGTTCAATCGGAACAGGGTTGGTCATGCTTGCACCTTGAAAGAAAGAAGTTTCTGAAACGCATCGACCGAGACGGACGGGCCGCTGAGCACGTACACGCCCGGCGGCACCTGAGACATGTAGGTGTTGAGGTCGATCTCCGCCCGTTCGAAGTGGGCGCGGAGCAGGTCGCTGAGGAAACGCGAGTAGGCGCCGTGAGGCACGCGGCCCTCGAGATCGCTGCTGAGGTGGAGGGAGAGCTGCGTGAACAGGGGGAGAGGGAGAGCCACGTTCAGCTGCTTCGACGGGATGAGGTTGGCGGGCTTAGGCATCATCATCCTCCTCTCCATCCCACTCGTCCCAAGGCACGAGGTCGCCATCGGCGTCGCGGACCTGAACATCGTAGTTCGCGTTGACCAGGGCCGTCACGCAGATATTCAGGACGGCGGCTGCATCATGCCCTTCCACCGTCATGGTTGAAGGATCTTCCCAGAAGGGAGAGGCGAGGGAGAGGGTAGTCATACAGAAGCTTTCATCAGTTGTTTGTAGCCTGCCACCAGGCCGAGGGGGATGATTTCGCGCAGGTCCTTGCCAAGCGGCGTCTCGAGTGTAGTGACGCGATGACCCTCGGGGCAGACCCGGCGGCGGTAGATGCTGCCGGTCTCCTGCGTGCGGGTGGAGATCACGCGGGTAGGCTCGGTGCAGTAAGGACAGTTCATGCCAGCTTCACGGCCCGCTTGCACTCGCGGGTCATGCCTGGGAGGATGTCGATACCGGCAGGGAGGGAGAGGATCTCGCCCGCCTCGGCGAAGGTGGTGGGTTCGACCAGCACCACGCGAGCTGTCCACTGTTCGTAGTACTCGACGCGGAGGAGGACGCGGGCGGCTGATACGGCCGGTGTGGCCAGCTGCACGTCAAGGGTGACGAAGCGCTCGGAGAGGGCTTGATGAGCTGGGATCATCGGGTCGAGCTGGACGACGCCGAAGTCAACCGTCTCGAGCGTGGTGACAGGAATGGGCTCTTCGGAACGAACGAGGCGGCGAGCGTCCGGGACCGTCTTGTGGCGGAGTTCCCAGAAGTTGCCCAGGAGGGTCTGCGTAGGTCCGTGGATCAGCGTCACGCCACGGGTCTGCTTCCAGTTGTCCGGGTCGGCGAAGATGCCAAGGGGTTCTGGCACCGCGCTCACCGGGTCCATCCGGCGGCGAGCTGCTGCCTCTTGTTTCTTAAACGCTTCGGTGCGCTCGACCTTCGCGGCAGCGCGTGCCTCGCGGAAGAGTTCGTCCAGGGAAAGGTGTTCCATTATGCTTGAGCCTCCAATAGTTCGCGCCAATTATACCATCATAATTCGCGTGTGTATTGGACGCATACTTCGCGCGAAAGTTCCCAAGATCTGGAATTATCTTTGCGTGTAGGTCTCGCCGCAGAGGGTGTAGAAGCGGGCGCGGAGAGTGCGCAGGGCGGACTCGGTCACGACTTCCCCAGGCACGGTGAGGAGAGCGGAAGCGAAGGCCGGCGTAGGGCCAGAGGGGGAGTCGATGAACCAGCGGCTGTTGCGCCTGGCGTCCCAGGTGAGCAGGTCCCTCCGCTCGATTTCAAGGGCGAGTAGGTCGCACCGGCGGATTTGCTTGGCGAATTCCAGCATATCACCTGGGAGGTAGGGGTCGATGCCAGACCAGACGAAGAGTTCCACGGCATCTTCGAAGCGCTTCCAGCAGGAGCCGAGAGCCTTCTTCACCGGAGCGGTGATGTCGCCGGTGACGCACTCCGCTGCGTCGTGGAGGAGCATGGCGCGGAAGGCGCGCTTGGGAAGGCCAGGATACTCCAGCTTCGCGATGTCGTAGACGAGGAGGGAATGCTCGAGGACCGAGTAGGCGCGGTGAGTGTGGCCGCTGAAGCGGTTGATCAGGGAGAGGGAGTGGCTGATCGTGTCAAGCGTCGGGGGAGGCCCACCGAGGGGAGTGAGGGCGACTTCGCTGCCGTCGATGAGCAGGACGTGATTGTCGGACATTAATAATTCCTTGTGTTTGGGTCGTCTTTTCGGCTAAGAATAGGGAGTACTCCTGCCTTTTTAAGATCTTCCCACGCTTTTCTAACACGACAAGCTTCCTCAAAATCACCGCCAAAGTAAAGTGTTTTCTTACCTAAAGGTGTTCGGACAAGTACTCTCCAACCATGCCTTACTTTTTCAACTCCTGGCACGCCTGTTTTGTTGTCACTTCTGACGCATAAACGCCCAACTCGAGTTTGATCAGCTTTAACAATCCAGCGACAGTTGTCTTTGAAATAACCTTTGTCAGCTTTAATGCGGTCTATTGTTGCGCCAGGAAACCAAGTGTTACCCATGTCGGATATGAAGGCGGAAAAGTTTTCCCAACGGGGATCGTAGGTTATACCTTTAGCTCCGTAGTTTTTATAAGCTGGATCATTTGGGTCAGTGCAACGGCGGCGAAGATGCTTTAAGCAATCTCGCAGTTTTTCTAGTTTCATGGAGTTGAGCTTCCAATACGAGCCTCCTGAAAACCCGCTTGGGGAAGATGCTAGCTTAAACCAACATCTTCCCCGGCGCTGCCGCTGTGCACTGGAGGCTCAGAACGATGCACAACTCGGAGAGACTTGATGGTCGCGCTGGCGTTGGTTCGCCGAGCTTTTAAGGACTGTGCCAACGACCCTCTCCTAGTGCGCATGGCTCCCGAAGGAGCCTTTCACACCGAAGCCGGGGAAG